GGTGGAGACCGTCGCAATAATGAAGTCTGCCCGGGTGGGCTGGACCAAGATGCTTGGTGTGGTGGTGCAGTACTACAGCCACCAGGATCCCTGCCCGGTGATGATCGTGCAGCCGGTGAAGGAAGACGCCGAGGGCTACAGCAAGGAGGAGATCAAGCCACTCTTTGAAGACACCCCAGTACTGCGCGGGCTGATCTCAGAGAGCAAATCTCGCGGCACCGCCAGCAACACCATCCTGCTCAAGCAGCTGGGGAACGGCGGCCTGATCGACATCGTGAACGCTGCCAGCGGCAGATCGTTCCGGCGCAAGAGCAGGAAGGTGGTTCTCTTCGATGAGGTCGACGCCTACCCCAAGCTGGACGAGGGTGATCCGATCAAGCTGGGCCGCAACCGCGCTGACTACTACTGGGACCGCAAGATCGGCCTTGGCGGCACCCCGATCTTCGTAGGAGGCAAGACCGAGGAGGCGTTTCTGCGCGGTGATCAACGGCGCTTCTTTGTGCCATGCCCGTTCTGCCAGACCATGCAGGTGCTGCGCTGGGAGCAGATGGAGCGCGAGGGCACAGCCGCCGGCTGCTACCGCTGCGAGAACTGCGCTGATCTGATCCCGCACAGCAAGAAGCGGTGGATGGTGGAGCGCGGCGAGTGGCGGCCAACTGCTGAATCACAGCAGCCAGGCCTTGTGTCATTTCACATCTGGGCGGCCTACAGCTACAGCCCGGCAGCTGATTGGAGCGTGCTGGTGCGTGAGCACGCCGAGGCCCTTGACGCCATGCGCAAGGGCGACCCTGACGCAATGCAAACCTTCCGCAACACCGTGCTGGGCCTGCCATGGGAAGACACGCTGTCAGGCAAGCTCACTGGCGACGGCCTGGCGGAACGGCGCAAGAACGAGGCCACCGGCAACGGCTACGCGGTGGGCACGGTGCCTGCTGGAGTGCTGCTGATCACCGCTGGCGTTGACGTGCAGGGCGGTGGCGGCACGGTTGGCGAGCGGTTGGTGGTGACGTTCTGGGGCTGGGGCCGCGGCGAGGAAGGTTGGCACCTAGGCCACTTTGAGATTGACGGCGACCCGCAGCAAGCTGAGACCTTGGCGCAGCTTGATCAGATCGCGGCGACCAAGTGGAAGCGGGAAGACGGCATGGAGCTCAGGGTGAGCATGGGCGGCATTGATGACGGCGGCATCGCTACCCAGGAGGTCAGGGAATGGTGCCGCACCCGTTCTGCTCAATGGGTGCCGGTGAAAGGTGCGGCGCAGAAAGGCAAGCCGCTGATCAGCCGTGGTGTGCCGGTGGATGTGAACCGGAAAAACCAGACCACAAAGCGCGGCGTGTTGCTGTATCACGTCGGCTATGACGCCAGCGTCAATCACCTGCAGGGCCGGCTAAGGGTGGAGCAGCCCGGCCCGAGTTACTTGCACCTTGGCGCAGCGGCCACTGATCAGTTCCTGGCTGAGCTGTTCCCGTGGAAGCGAATGCCCAAGCGCGATAAGGGCCAGACCGTTTACAGCTGGATCTTGCCAAGAGGCGCCAGAGATGAAGGTGGAGATTGCACGCGCTACGCCTACGCCGCGCTGCAACTGGTGGCCCGCCGCTACAACCGCGCCACCATGTGGGACCAACTCGAGGCTGGCCTGACCATGGCCGCACCCGAGACCACCAGGCGCCGCACTGCTCCTGCATCACGCCCGGGTGGATTCGTTTCTGGCTGGTGATCCATAGCCTGAGACATGACAGTTCCCGCCACCATTCGGGCCGGCACGACCGTGGGGTGGGTGGAGCCGCCGACTGTGGATCTTGACGGCAACGCAGCCACATCGGCTAGCTGGACGCTGATCTCCTACCTGCGCACTAACACTGCCAGCGAGGGCGCTGCTGTTACCGGCACGGCCCGGGCTGATGGCGGGTGGGACATGGCGATCACCGCCACCACGTCAAGCGCATTTGACGCCGGCACCTGGTACTGGGAGACCCGGGCCACCAGCGGCGCCACGGTGCTCACCGTTGGCTCTGGCACTACGCAGGTGCTGCCAGGCCTGAACTACACCGGCACGCCCGGCGCTTTTAACGGCCAGAGCCAAGCTGAGCAAGACCTAATAGCGGTGCAGGCCGCTATCCGCTCGATTGTTAGCAAGGGCGCCAAGAGCTACACGATCGGCAGCAGGAAGTTTGACGCCGCTGACCTTGGCCAGCTAATGGAGCGCGAGGCGCAACTCAAGGCGATCGTCGCCCGAGAGCGTGCCGCCGAAAAGGTGGCCGCCGGCCTGGGTGATCCGCGCTCGCTATTCGTGAGGTTTGGAAGATGAGCAAGCGCAAGCGCAAGCAGCCACAGCAGCAGGGCCCGGCCGCACCACGCCGCCGCGCCTACGAAGGCGCAATGGTCTCACGGCTCACGGCCGACTGGGTGACCAGCTCGACATCGGCAGACGCTGAGATTGATGGCAGCCTGGTCAGGCTGCGCAATCGTGCGCGGCAGCTGGTCAGGGACAACGGATACGCCCAGCAAGCGCTGCGCTGCATTGTCTCCAACGTTATTGGAACCGGCGTCAGGATGCAGGCCCAGGTGCCAATGCAGAACGGCGGCGGCCGGCCAGACACAACGATTAACGATCTTATTGAACGGCAGTGGGCCCACTGGTCTCATGCCGACACCTGCCACGCTGCCGGCCAGCTCAGCCTGCAGGAGATTGCCCGGCTGGCATGGCGCGCTATGGCGGAATCTGGCGAGGTGTTTATCCGGCTGGTGCCTGAGGCCATGGGCGACGGCACGGTGCCGCTGGCCTTGGAGATCCTCGAGGCCGATCTTGTTGATGAGGGCAAAACATCAGGACCTGAGCCTGATGGTGGTGAATGGCGCATGGGTGTGCGCGTCAACCGCTGGGGGCGGCCCACCGCTTATCGATTCCGCACCCGCCACCCCGGCGATGTATCTGGCTCCGTCGGCTATTCAGTCGTGGATATTCCAGCCGATCAGGTTCTTCATTTACGCCGCATAGAGCGCCCCGGCCAGACGCGAGGCGTCAGTTGGTTCGCTGCAGCAATCAAAGGCCTGCATCATCTGGCCGGCTACCAAGAAGCCGAAGTGGTGCGGGCCCGCGCCGCCAGCAGCCTGATGGGATTTATCACCAGCCCCGAAGGTGAGTTGGTTGGTGATGACGTTTACGACGCCGAGCGCGTCAGCAACTTTGAGCCTGGGGTTTTCAAATACCTAGCGCCTGGCGAATCGGTGAGCGTGCCCCAGCTTGATGCACCTGACGGCCAGTTTGAGCCGTTTCTTAGGGCCATGCTGCGCGGCGTTGCGGCGTCAACCGGCTGCAGCTTTGAGCAGGTCAGCAACGACTACAGCCAGAGCAACTACAGCTCAAACCGAATGAGCCGCCAGGATTCTATTGAGATGTGGAAGGGCGAGCAGCAATACGCCATCGAGCACTTCTACCGGCCGATCTTTCAGCGGTGGATGGATGCAGCTGTTGGCATTGGTGATCTGTCGCTGCCTAACTACAACACCATGCGCGATCGCTACCAGGCCGTCCGCTGGTATCCGAGAGCCTGGGGATTCCTTGATCCCAAGGTGGAAATCGGCGCTTACAAGGATGCTGTGCGCTGCGGCTTCATGACTCAATCGCAGGTGGTGGCCGAGCAGGGCGGTGACCTAGCAGAGCTGATGCGCGACCTAGCAGCAGAGCGAGCAATGGCGCAGGACCTGGGCCTAACGCTTGACATTGACGCTGGCAAGGTCTCAGGCGCCGGCCTGACACAGGCCCGGCCAGTGGGATCAATTATTCCGCAAGACCCCTACGCGCCAGACGACACGGCAGCCGATGCCAGCAGCAGCGAGCCTGACGAGGACGACGTAGAGGACTTGACCTAATGGCCAACGTCAACGGCAGTGACATTGAGCCCAGCAAGGAAGAACAATTCGCGCTTCATAGCCTGAGGCCAGATACAGCTGCGCCGATGGAACAACGCGACCTCAATCGTGAACCGCTCCGCCGCGTTGCGTCATTTGACGCCAGCGCGATTGGAGAGGAATCACGGTCGCTGGAGTTCAGCTTCAGCAGCGAGGCCCCGGTAGCCCGATGGTTTGGAGACGAGGTGCTCAGCCACGACTCCGAATCTGTAGATCTCACCCGCCTAAATGACGGCGCGCCGTTGCTCTGGAATCACAATCCAGATCAAGTGCTTGGCGTTGTGGAGCGCGGTTGGATTGACGGCGAGAAAAAGCGCGGAATGGTCGCAGTTCGGTTCAGCCGCTCAGCATTTGCTGAGGAAAAGCTGGCCGATATTCGCGACGGCATTCTGCGCAATGTCTCCGTTGGCTACAGCATCAACGACGCCGATCAGACCAGGGACGGATCCATCGTTGCGACCTCATGGCAACCCCATGAGGTTTCGGTGGTGTCGGTCCCTGCTGATGTCTCCGTCGGAATCGGGCGCCAGCTCGAGACCACAATCGCGGCCCCGGCCGCAGACCAAACCCAACCCCCGATCGAATCCATGGAACCGACCATCGACATCGAGGCGGTGAAGGCTCAGGCTGCGGCCGATGAGCGTTCCCGCGTCTCCAGCATCACCGGCCTTTGCCGCACTCACGCCGCTGACGATCTGGCCCAGGGCCTGATTGAGCGTGGCGCTACTGAGTCCGACGCCATGAAGGATGTGCTCGCCGCTATCGGCAAGCGCGCCAGCCAGCCAGCCACCCCTAAGGCTGCTCAGCCCATCGCCTCCGGCGGTTCTGCTGACATCGGCCTTAGCGATAAGGAAGCCCGCAGCTACAGCTTCCTGCGTGCCATTCGTGCTCAAGCGTTCCCCAACGATCGCTCTGCTTATGAGGCTGCCGGCTTTGAGCGTGAGGTGTCCGCTGCTGTTGAGCAGCAGATGGGCGTTAGCGCTCGCGGCTACCTGATCAGCAACGAGGTGCTCCAGCGTGATCTGACCGTCGGCACTGCATCTGCAGCTGGCGATCTGGTCTTCACCGATGCACGGCCTGGCAGCTTCATTGAGCTGCTGCGCAATCGCCTAGCGCTGAACACCCTTGGCGTCACGATGCTGAGCGGTCTTAATGGCCCAGTTGCTATCCCCGCCCAAAGCGGTGCCGGCACTGCTTACTGGGTGGCTGAGAAGGGCGCGCTCACCGAGAGCAACCCCACGGTTAATCAGGTGAACATGACGCCGAAGACCCTTGGCGCCTACACCGAGTTCAGCCGTCGCCTGCTGCTCCAGTCGTCCATCGACGTGGAGACCATGGTGCGCAATGAGCTGGCCACCGTGATTGCTCTTGAGATCGACCGCGCTGCGCTCTACGGCCTGGGCAACACCAACCAGCCCCAGGGCCTGAAGCTGATCACCGGCATCAACACCGAGGATTTCAACGCCGCTGCTCCGACTTATGGGGAGCTGGTGAGCATGGAGAGCAAAATCAACGCCGACAACGCCGACATCGGCGCTATGTCGTACTTGACCAACTCCACCACCTACGGCGGCTTTAAGACCACCGAGAAGGCAGCCAACACCGCTCAGTTTGTTCTCGAGCCTGGCGGCACGGTGAACGGCTATGGCGTGGTGCGCTCCAATCAAATCGCCAGTGGCGATGTGTTCTTTGGAGTTTGGAACCAGATGCTGATGGGCATGTGGGGCGCTCTGGATCTGCAGGTCAACCCCTATGCGCTGGATACCTCCGGCGGCGTGCGGGTGACTGCATTGCAGGACGTTGACGTAGCGGTGCGCCATCCCGAGGCGTTCACCCGCGGCAACAACACCCTCTGAGCTGAGGCATAACGATGCTGATTGAGATCCTCCGCCAAACATCAATTAAAGGCATCCCCGCAAGGGTTGGTGAATTGATTGATGTATCCGATGTTGATGGCCGTTACCTAGTTGGTAACGGCAAGGCAAAGGAGGCGGAGACTCAGCCAGTCGAGATGGCATGTCCCATGCCTGAGGCGCGGAAGCCTCGCCCCCGCAAATTTACCCCCGCCTGATCAATGGCCATCTTTCAACAAACGCTGGAGAAAATCCAGCACTTCCCGCTTCACCCTGTTGCATCAGAAGCTGCCACCTTCACTGGCGCCACCACCAACATTGCTGACCTTGGCGATTTTGATGGTGACATCCAGCTGATCCTGGACGCCGGCGCTGCTGGCGGCTCCGGCACCATGACCGGCAAAATTCAGCACAGCGACACCACCACGGCTGGCGATTTCTCTGATGTAACTGGCGGCGGCTTCACTGCTGTTGCCCAGGCTGCAGCAAAGCAAGTGCTCACATTGAACCGTGACGCCCTCAAGCGTTACATCCGGTTCGTTGGCACCATCGCCTCTAGCGGAACCACCATCTACTCCGTCAACGGCTACGGCCTGAAGAAGTAC